GAAGCTAACACCACAACAATTAGAGTCGTTAAGAACCGCTTCTGTGGACGCACAGGTGTTGCCTGTCAAGTATACTACAACGATCTCACGAACCGCTTGAGTGAGGTAGACCATGAGGTTGTTGATAACATAGAGGATACTATGTAATGATAGAGCGACAACCTTTATGGTTTACAGATGAAGCACCTCGTATCGGTAGTGGACTACGTTTGGTTCATGTTAAGACACGAGGATGGAAGTGGGTACACCTTGAGTACTATCCAGGTGGACCTAATAGTGATAAAGTAAGAGCAAAACTTAAGAAGAGTATGTTTGAATTAATTGAGAGGGATACTGAAAAACAAATTGGATCATGGCATCCTTATTATTTTACTGAATAGTATGACGATAACTATGATGAACTCACTGGTCGCTTAAGTGAAATAGATACGGAGATTGATGATGATGATTAAAAATATTTCACCGATCCATATTGTATTTATGGGTGATGATTATGATGAGATTGACTATGGCTTTTACCTATTTGCATGGAATGAATATGGTTGCCGTAGTGCGCTCTTCAGTATTGTCTACGATAATCCTAGAGGATATGCCATTTGTTTATTTGGAAAGTGGATAGAACTAGGCAAACCTTGGGAACGTTACGATGGTGATGATCTTGTTCTTGTTGACGATGACGATGACTATGATAAGCATCTTGGTTGTGCATCCTACCCTAACTGTGATGAAGGGGGATTCGGTTGTCATGTAAGATATGGTGTTGATACAGAAATGTACGGACATAGAGATTAAGGAGATTGATAATGGGTGACTTTGCTGAAGTTTACCAAGCACTACGTAAAAGTAAACAGAGGCGTAGACGAACTCGCCTTAAAGAAGCTGATGATACAGGATGGGATAAGTATACATCCCATCATTGGTATCGAGAAATTAAAGGCATTAAAGTAGAATACTGGCCCTCAACAGGTAAGTTTAGAGTGTATGGTCAAGTTAAACACGGTGATGTTTACGCATACATTAATAAGATGGAGAGTAATGATGCCTAAACGTACAGTTATCTGTGATGTTGAGACAGATGGACTGTTACCTGACGTATCTGTTATACACTGTATTGTGTGTAAGGATTGGGATACTGGTGAGATACTAAGCTGGACTCCTGATACTATCCAAGACTTCATAGCGTTTACTGATACAGTAGGTCATTGGATAGGGCATAACTTTATTGCGTATGATATGCGTGTACTACGTAAGCTACTTGGTATACGTATACGCCCAGCTTGTGTGACTGACACCTTACTTCTATCCCGGCTGCAACAATACTCACGTATCGGTGGACACTCATTGAAAGCTTGGGGTGAAGCGTTACGGTTTCCTAAGTTACCTCATAAAGACTTCAGTGAGTACAGTGAGGACATGTTACAGTATTGTATCAATGACGTAGAGTTAACATACAAGGTAGCAGTTGCACTAAAGTTAGAGGGCGGGGGGTCAGACGCTCAAGAAGCGATGAAGATCGAGCATGTGAGCCAGCATCTACTAGAAAACCAAAGCGAGTTAGGGTTCGCTCTAGACGTAGAGAAGGCACACAAACTCCTCGCCCATCTTACAAGCAAGGCAAGCAAACTGGAGAGACTGATACTGAAAGTAGCTCCACCTCTACCCAAACTGATACGGACAGTGACACCTAAATACAAACGAGATGGTACACTGTCTACTGTAGGGCTACGACACTTTGGTTCTGATTACGAAATTGTAGGTGGTCCTGTATCGTTAGTTAATTGGGAAGAGTTTAATCTTAAGTCTCCGAAACAGAAGGTGAAGAGGCTTGCTCCTTACTGGAGCCCTACTATACGTACCAAAGTATACGGTAAACTTTTAGATAGGAAACGTGAAGGAGTAATAACATCGGAAGAATTTGAGCAGAAGCAAAAAGATTCTTGGAAATTATGTGAAGAAAACCTAGAGACAATACATAGTAATGCACCTCAAGAACTTAAACACTTAGGTACATATGCTATGTTAGTGTCTCGTGCTAAAGAAGTGGAAGGATGGTTAGATGCTCTCAGAGATGATGGCAGGGTACATGGTAGCTGTTTCTCTATCGGTGCTGTTACCCATAGGATGTCTCATAACAGTCCTAACATGGCAAATATACCCTCTAGTGGCTCACCCTACGGAGAAGTCTGCCGGTCTTGTTTTACTGTGGCTAATCCTGACGTTTATACTTTGCTTGGTTGTGATGCTAGTGGGATTCAGTTGCGTATTCTTTCTCACTACATGAACGATCCTGAGTACATCCATGAAGTTGTTAACGGTGACATACATACTAAAAACCTAGAGGCGATGGGTATACCAAAAGGAGAATGGAATGAAGACAAAGGACAATGGAGTAACAGAGACATCGCAAAGACTTTTATCTATGCATGGCTACTTGGTGCTGGTGATGAGAAGGTTGGCCTTATTACAGGAGGAAACCCGGCAGATGGACGTAGAGTTAAAGAGACTTTCCTCGATTCTTTACCAGCTTTATCCGAACTTAAACAACGAGCCGCAAGGGCAGCTAAACTTGGATACATGATTGGTCTGGACGGTAGGCGTATACCTATCAAGTCAGAACACTTTGCTCTAAGTTGTTATCTTCAAGGTGGTGAAGCAGTTATTATGAAGTATGCTATGATACTCTGGCATCATTGGGTCTTACAGAAGAACCTTGATGCTAGACAAGTAGCAATTGTACACGATGAGTTTCAAATAGAAGTACGAAAGGATCATGCTGATGAAGTAGGTAAGCTTGTTAAGCAGTCTATTATCCAAGCCGGTGAACACTTTAAATTAAACACGCCGCTTGATGCTGAGTACCGCACTGGAGATAATTGGTCGGCTACTCATTAACATACTTGACAACATAATTTTAATACCTTATACTATTAGTACAGTTAGAGATAACCCCATTTGTAAAGGAGATATAAACAATGGGTAAGCAACCACAATCTGCTATTATTGAAGCTACTTTGTACTGGCCTAACCTTGCAACCGTTAATGAGATGTCTGGTAAATACCAGGTTGATCTAGGTGAGTTGGATAAAGCCGCTGTTAAAACTCTTGAGTCTCTTGGTGTTAGTATTAAAACTGACCCTCGTAAGAACGAAGACTACCCTGATCGTAAGGAGTTTGTTACAGGTAAGTCTAAGTTCCCTATCAAAGTATCATTTAAAAATGGGGTGGAAGAAGTAGACCCTGGTGAAATTGGTAATGGTACTAAAGCTAAAGTTAAACTGGTTGCCTACGAGTGGAGCTTTAGAGGTAAAGCAGGAGTAGGTGTTGGCGTTAACAAGGTTCTTATTACAGACCTAGCTAAGTATGTTACGGAAGATGATGAGGATGATTGGGGAGAGGAGGAAACTGATGAGTTAGATGACATCCTCGATTCTGATTTTGAAGATGAGTAAGTAGAACGTATTGGGCCAAGGTTGCGAGATTCCTTTCATATTTAATACAGTGTAAATGTCCTTGGGTTCTAGTGTAGAGGCGGTAGGCTAGACTACTTAACATATAGAAAGGTTTGTTCTTATGAAGAATGTAGAAACACTTGTTGAAGACATCTATGCGGCAGTTGATACAGGTTTTGAACCAACATGCGAGGCTATGGAAGACTTACTTAAAAGTGTTTCGTATTCTGTTACCAGACAATTTTCTAAAAAGAATAGGGGCGAACGTAATACATTACGTATGTCTAACATTGGTAAACCTGAGTGCCAAGTCTGGCATGAAATTAACGGCTCATCTAAAGAAGAACTACGCCCTGATACTCGTATCAAGTTTTTATTTGGTGATCTTATCGAAGCTCTATTAATTTTCTTAGCAAAGGAGTCAGGACACGAGGTTACACATGAGCAATCTGAAGTACAAATTGATGGTATTGTGGGTCATACTGACTGTAAGATTGACGGTGTTACAGTTGACATTAAGAGTGCATCTTCATATGCGTTTAAGAAGTTTGAAGACGGTTCTTTGGCAGACAATGACCCGTTTGGTTACTTGGCTCAGATCAGTGCCTACGCTCATGCGGCAGGAGATGTGGAGGGTGGGTTTCTCGCAATGGATAAGCAGATGGGGAAGATCGCGTATTTAAAAGTAGATGAAATAGATATGATCGATGTACCTAAACGTATTAAACATTTAAAAGAGGTAGTAAAATCTAAGACTCCACCTAAACGCTGCTTTAAACCTAAAGCAGATGGTAAGAGTGGTAACATGAAGCTAGATATTAACTGTTCTTACTGTGCATTTAAAGAAGTCTGTTGGTCTGATGCAAACAACGGTGATGGTTTACGTTTGTTCTTGTATTCCAATGGGCCGCGTTGGTTAACACATGTAGAAAGGGAGCCTGATGTATATGAGGTTACTATGTAATGAAATACAAACGTTTAAAAGCTTGGGGTAAATACCGTAGTGGATTAGAGAAACGTATAGGTGATGCATTAAAAGCTTTAGGTATTAAATTTAAATACGAAAGCATAAAGATTAGTTATGTTAAACCATCTACTCCACATAAATACACCCCTGATTTTATCCTACCTAACAATATTATTGTAGAGGCGAAAGGAATATTTAGTAGCGCAGATCGTAAGAAACATTTGTTAGTTAAAGAACAGCATCCTGACCTTGACATACGATTCGTATTTAGTAACTCTCGTAGTAAACTCTACAAGGGTAGTAAATCTACATACGCAGATTGGTGTATACGTCATGGGTTTCTGTTTGCAGATAAGGAGATACCTACGTCATGGTTATGACTGTTAAAGATAAACTAATCGAAATTCAAACACACTTAGAAGACATGTCAAAGAGTATAGAATATATAACGGATGTAAGAAATGAGTTGTCTGACTATCTTCTTACCCTTAAATGTGAACATAAATATATTGAAGGCTTACTTAATGGGACAATTGAAAGCTTAGACCAATGACTATCCATTTAGTTATACCAGATCAACATGCTCACCCGGAAAACAACAACGATAGGTTTGAGTGGCTTGGTAAGTTGATCGTTGACCTACGCCCTGATGTTGTTGTCAATCTAGGTGACATGGCTGATATGCCTAGCCTGTGTACATACGATAAAGGTACTAAAGGTTTTGAAGGGCGTCGATACAAACAAGATGTTAACGTAACTCTTGATGCACAAGAGCGTATGTTTGCACCTATTAAAAAGGCTAAGAAGAAACTAGCACGATACGTACTTACCTTGGGTAATCATGAAGACCGTATTAATCGAGCAATTAGTTCTGATGCTATCTTAGATGGCACTATTGGTATGCAAGACTTACAATTTAAAGAGTATGGATGGGAAGTACACAAGTTTCTATCTCCTGCTATTGTAGACAACATAGCTTACAGCCACTACTTTACAAGTGGTGTTATGGGCCGGCCTATTGGTGGAGAAAATCCTGCTAAGTCTCTTCTTAATAAACAACACATGTCCTGTACTGCCGGGCATACTCACACGTTAGACTTTGCTAGTGATACTAACGCTGCTGGTAAAAGAATTATGAGCATGGTTGGGGGTTGCTACCTAGACTATGCTAGTGGGTGGAACAACCCACAATCAGAAGACCTCTGGTGGTCAGGGGTTATCATTAAGAGAAATGTTGAGGACGGTACGTATGACCCTCAGTTTGTCTCTATTAATGCATTGAGAAAGGAGTATGGCACACATGGTAGACGGACTAAAGGTCGAACCAAACGAGCTAAAGTTGCTCATCGCTGATAGGTATACAGGTGCAGAGATTATCGAGCGATTAGAAATTCCAGCAGAAGATATCCTTGACAATTACTTTGAAGAGGTGTATAATAGTCTATACAAATTCGATGAAATTTTATCTGATCTAGATATATCTCTAGAGGATTCCTACAATGAAACAGAGGAGGAGTACACGCAATGGAGTGGCTCGTGATCTACGTACTCCTAAGTATCGTATGCGCGTTGTAAAATCTAAAAAGAAATATAATCGTAAAAGGGACAAGCAGTATGCTGTTCAACAAGACTGACGATGACGATGATGATAACGAGGACGTTATGTTTTTTAACCCAGACATAATGGTTAATAGACTTGAACTTGTACTACGCTTAATGAAAAGTGCAGATAAAATTAAACGAGATGAGCTACGTGATATTCTTATTAAGTCAGCTAATGTTACACTTGATTCAATACAGAAAGGACTAGGTGAAGATGTCAATAAAACCTATCACTAGAGAACAACTAGTTTCTAGGTTCCACCATGCTATGGGGTTAGACATTAGTAGTCAACCTCGTGTTTCTTTGTTAAACTTACGTAAGAAATTAATCCTTGAAGAAACACATGAAGTGTGTGAGGCCATTGAAGTTTTAGAAATGGAACTAGAAAGAGGAACCCCCGGGACAAAGGAGCAGTGGGCGCACTTATTAAAAGAACTCGCTGATTTACAGTATGTTTTATCAGGTACTGTCGTTAGTCTCTATCCCCTTTCTGGTGGTCTTAGGACCGCTTTTAATAGGGTACACGATGCTAACATGTCGAAGTTTGGTGATGATGGTAAGCCGTTATATCGTTCAGATGGTAAAGTTATTAAAGGCCCGAATTATAAAGAGCCTGACCTTGGAGATTTGATTTATGAGTAATCAACACGGACCCCAAAACCCCGCATGTGATACACTACATGCACAGAAGTATAGGTTAGCAAATGAAGCGTTCAGTGAGGCTTGTGCGAGACAGACGGCGGCAATGTCTGACGATGAAGGACATCGACTCAGGTATAAAGACATCCTACTACATCAAAGATTTATGCCAGCCGGTAGAGTTCAAGCAGCAATGGGAAGCCCACGTGAGGTCACAGCGTACAACTGTTTCGTATCAGGAACGATTGATGACTCGATGCAAAGCATTATGGCAAGGGCCACTGAAGCCGCTGAAACTATGCGTAGAGGTGGTGGTATCGGTTTTGATTTTAGCCGTATCCGTCCTCGTGGGAACCGTATTGTATCCCTTGACTCTAGTGCTAGTGGACCTGTCTCGTTTATGGGTATCTTTGATTCAGTCTGTGAAACAATTGTATCAGCGGGGCATAGGCGCGGCGCAATGATGGCTGTACTCAGGGTAGACCACCCTGATATTGAAGAGTTTATCAGAGCAAAACGTAATGAGAACCAACTTACTAACTTTAATATATCAGTTGGTGTAACTGATGAGTTTATGGAATGTGTTAAAGATAACAAACCGTTTGATTTAAAATGGGAAGGACAACCTTATCGTACCATTAATGCTTTGGCATTATGGGATGAGATTATGCGTAACAATTGGGATTGGGCAGAGCCTGGTATACTCTTCCTAGACCGTATCAACAATGAGAATCCATTGTATTATTGTGAAACGGTAGAGGCTACTAACCCATGTGGTGAGCAACCACTACCACCCTTTGGTGCTTGCTTGCTAGGTTCATTTAATCTAGTCAAGTATGTTAATACAGAAACACACAAGTTTAACTTTACTCAACTAAAAGAAGATATACCTCACGTAGTACGAGCTATGGATAATGTTATTGACCGTACATCGTACCCCTTAGAGGAGCAAGAGATTGAGGCTAAGACTAAACGGCGTATGGGACTAGGTGTTACTGGTCTAGCCAACTGCTTAACTATGTGCGGGTATCCTTATGGTTCTCTAGTAGGTAAAAGGTTTACACGTAAAGTGTTAAAGACAATTATGTGTGAAGCTTTCTCTGCCAGTTCTGATCTAGCTTTGGAAAAGGGTTCGTTTAAACTCTTCAATGCAGATAAGTACCTTGCTGGTGATTATGTATCAAGATTACCTGATGATATTAAAGCTAAGATTAAACAGCAAGGAATACGTAACAGTCACTTGACTTCCATTGCACCTACTGGTACAATTAGTTTTACAGCAGACAATGTAAGTAGTGGTATAGAGCCGGTGTTTCAACATGAACTTGATCGTACAGTACAGACAGAAGCTGGCCCACAGGTTGTACGTCTACGTGACTATGCGTATGACAAGTATGGAGTTAAAGGTGAAACCACAGAGGAACTCACTGTTGACGATCATCTTGATATGCAAATTGCTGTACAACCTTTTATTGATAGCGCCGTATCTAAGACTATTAACGTGGGTAGCCAAGTGTCTTTTGATGAGTTCAAAGACATCTACTTAAAAGCTTGGAAAGGTAGATTGAAAGGAGTAACTACCTTTAGACTAGACGGTAAGCGGTATGGCATCTTAAATAAGATTGAGCCTGATGAGATTGAAGGTGCTGCTTGTTTCATTGATCCATCTACAGGAGCTAAGACATGCGAATAAACTTTCTAGAACGATTGTATAATTGGGTATTTAAAAACACTCCTTACACTCCTCAATATTTATCTGGGAAAGGTCGAGTAAATGAAGGTTGATTATATAGACCACATGGGTAGTGATCTACGTGTCGTTAATGCAGCCCGTGTATCCTTCGACAAGGTAAGCACATGGGAAAAGGTAAGTGATAACGATCCTTATGAAGCTGCTATCGTAGATGTCTTATCAGAGAAAGATGTTAAGCTTATTAACTACCTTGCTAGACATAATCACTGGACACCCTTTGGTCACTGCCAAGCTACCTTCCGTATCAAAGCACCTATCTTTGTAGCCCGTCAGTTAGGTAAACATCAGGTAGGTATGGTATGGAATGAAGTTAGCCGTAGGTATGTTGATAGTGACCCGGAGTTTTATCGTCCTGATTTCTGGAGAGCTAGAGCAGATAACGCGAAACAAGGTTCTTCTGATTGGGAAGTAACACTTTTTGATTGCCCCGCTACTACATCTGAAAGTGAAGCCATCCTAGCATATAAAACTTTATTAGATGCCGATGTGTGTCCTGAACAGGCACGTATGGTACTGCCACAGTCGATGTACACTGAATGGTACTGGACAGGTAGCCTAGCTGCATGGGCTAGGGTGTGTAAGCTACGGCTTGAACCTCATTCACAAAAGGAAACAGGAGATATTGTTGAACTTATTTCTAATGAAATGGAAAAGGTATTCCCTGTAAGTTGGAAAGCTTTATTCGTACACGATTAAACAGAAAGGAACTAAGATGATTGCTCTTGCTCTAATCTTCCCAATACTTTTCTTTGCTACTAACCAAGACTACTTTCAACAAGTTGAAAAGGATATAAACAATGGAGCTACTTGGCACTATGTAGGACAACAAAAGATTGATCCTGAAGCTAAGTCACTAGCAATTAATGACAAGTATATTTTATGGAAGCTTAAAAAATGACAGACATGATAGAGCCTGATCCAGTTGTAGCTACAGTCATACAGCGTATGAGTGATAGGTCAGCGGAAGGTATGGAGAAGTACGGCTGTACCATGATGCGTGATGATGTTACCACTGTAGGTTG